ATTTCTGCTTGTTCAACTTCTTGCTCTAATAGTGCTTTTAATGATGCTACTTTTTCTTCTACCTTGTCTTTTGGTTTGTCGCCTTGCTTTTTAGCAATCGCTTTTTGTAATTGTGGTGGTAATTTTTTTTGTTTATCAGTAAGTTCTTCTTTAACTTCTTTATCTTTGCCCATTGCTTTTTTGATGGCTTTATCTTTTGCCGCCATATAATCGTCTGAATCAATATCACCGTCTTTGTCGTGATCTTTTTTCTTTGCTTCAATCATATTATCAATTGCTTCTGCTAATAGCAAATGCTTCATGTATTTTGGATCTCTATTGTGAGTATTAAAAGGAAGTGTTGCTTCTAATTCTTGTAATTTTGTCTTAAGATCTTTTTTAACATCGTATAGTTTTTTAATGTCAATAGCGTCGTATACTTTGAAACCGTATAGGGTATCAAGTGCTTCGTTGATCTTTGCTAATTTCTCATTAGCTGGTTTTTCAAACTCTGATATATTCATAATATTTCCACCTTACTTAACTTATTTATACTTTTCTTTATTTTATTAGGTATTTGTTTTAAACAGATCAACAATTTTGCTCTTATATTCTAATGCAAGATCACGATTTTTTTCAAAATCAAGCTGGTTTTTAGCCTGTTTTGTTTGCTCATCGCGTTTTTTAGCGTCAAAATACATTTTTTTATAGTATGATGCTGTATTTGAGTATTGTACATAATCATTGTATATGTCATGCAATTCAACCATTTTAGGGTCAGTGTACAGTATTTCATCATTTAAATAATTTACTAAACAAAACGCCATTTCATAAAGTTTTATATCTTTTGATACTATATTATTGTTGTTTAAGTCAACTACATCATACATATATCGTTTTCTAAATGGACGTATTTTAATTAGATAATGTCCTACTTTTACACCATGATCGGTTTTTTCAGTAATAAGTGCTTTTTTAAATTTTGGATTAGTTACAGCAATATCTACTACTTCTTTTATCATAGAATCATCTAATTTGTTAAGATTTTCAACTAATGATTTTGCTGTATTGATATTTTTTTGTTTATTTTCAATAACTTCTTCTTTAGATACTTTATCAAGTTTTTTTTCTACTGCATTAAGAAATTCTGAACTACCTTTTACTGGCTCACCCCATTTGTTCATCGTACACCAAAATCTATGGTGTTCTCGTAAATTACGTGCAGTCATGCCGTCAGTTAATTCATCAACATATGCGGCTACTTCGTATCTTTGTTTTCGTTTTTGTCTAAACATATAATATTATTTTTTGTTTTTTGCAATTATATCTGCAAACTGTACTATTTTAGCAAATTCAGGATCTTTTTGCAACTTTTTTATTGATCCTGAAATTTCTTTATCAACATTTTTTATCATTTTATCTGCTTGTCCAGATGATGTCTTTTGTGTGTCTTGTGTACTTTGTGTACTTTGTGTACTTTGTGTGCCTTGTGTAGTTTTTGGCTGAGTATTTGTATTACCTTGCGTGTTTCCTGCTGATGCTGTGTTCTTTGTTACTGTTTTACTTGTATATTCATCAAGTATTTGTTTAACTACATCATCTAATTGATCGTATCCAGATAATAAAATACTTTTTGCACTTTCTGGATCTTCTTCATCTACTGCTTTGGCTAAATTCATATAATCTCTAAGACCTAATGGTTCTGTTAATGATTTAACAACACTAGTTGGCATGTGAACCAATTTACTAACTTGGTTAGTAAATGCTTTTGGGTCATCAATAGTGTTTAATATATCGTCTTTTAAGCTCATGTTAATATTTACCTTCTTCTTAATGCTTTGTTCATTTGTGCTACACGTCTTGATGCTGGGTTGAAGCGTTTTGTACGCAGTGCTTTTCTTGTAATTCTAGCACCCATACGTGCTCTTGTTTTTTTAAGTGTAAATCTTTTTTTGATATCTAGTGGAGCAGAACATACACTAGGATTAGTCACAATTCTGCCTTTTTTCCTGCCAAAAGTACAACGATATTTTTTAACCACCTTGTTTCCCTTGCGGCCAAAAATCAATCTTGATTCTGGTAAACCAACGTTGTTGTCAATTTCAGCAATAATCATCTTATCCTGCCCTATATACTATCGTAAATAATGTAGTCAATAATGTAATGAATAGTGACCCCATAGACCAAATAATAATTCTTTCAATTTTTGTAAACTGTCTATCAGTATTTTCTTCCATTCTATCCATACGTATATCAACTTTGTCAAATCTTTTTTGTATTTCTTCATGTCTTTCATGAGAAACAACAACATGTGTCTCTAAACTCTGTGTTTCCAAAGTTGCTAAATTTTTTGGGTTTCGTTGTGGGTTATTATCCATTTTATAATGTCTCCGATTGTGTAAATTCTAAATTTTTAGATCCAGTTGTTGCAATAGTTCCGCCATTTAATACAACACCATCCATTAAACTAATTAACTTTCCTAACGGATCATTGTTTTCTTTAAATACATCCGGATGCTCTACAGCAAATTTAAACACCCAACCTGCTCCAGTTAATGTTGGGGCTCCGTTGGCATTTAAATCAGAAACGTTAACAGGATCATTTGAAATGATCACCTGTGAAAACATCGCAATCATTTGCACTAGTGAATCAAAATCTTTTTGTGTAGTATCTTGATAACTACCAGTTTGCGTAATATCAATTGAAGTGTACAGTATATAAAATTGTAGATTGCTACTAATAAATTCTCCACCTCTTGCCGCTCCATTAATTCTAACTGCCATTATTTTTTCTTCCTTAAATCAAAATTTTTCATTTTGTCTGCGTATGATTGGCCTTTGCCTCTACCCATTTTGTATCCAATATATGCACCTGCCAATGCCGCACCTACAGCCATTGCTTTTGATGGTTTAACTTTTTCACCATCAACATAATCACGTTCACGTGATAATTTTTGTAGTGTAGGCATCAATGATGATTTAGGTGCGTTAGCTCTAAAGTAATTGTACAAACTAGAAACTAATGTTCGTTTTTCTCTTGTTTTTAAGTTTTCCCAATCACCTGCTAAACGTTTCATAGATCTTAATCTGCTATCACTTACAAACAACATCGACTGCAATTGCATTAACATTCTTTTTTCTGCATCTGCGTTTGCACCAGAAGTTCCTGTATGATTTAAAAATCCTTTGATCTGTGACATATTTGGACGCATTCTTTTTAATAATATTTCACTATTTTTTTCATCTTCAAATTTTGTAATTGATCCTTTACCAAACAAGGCGTGTAACATTGCATATAAATCTGTACCATTTGATCTAAAATAATCAAAGTTGCCATAACTTGCTGTTCTGTTGGCATAAGTGCTGGCTACATTTGAATATTTAAATTCTCTGTTTAAAACTTGAAGTGCAATCATGTGTGCAAAGGCATTATCTGCCATATCACGTGCTGAATAGTTTGATAACCCGTGGCGTGATCTAAACATTCTTGCTTCTGTCATTAAATCATTTACAAAATCTAATTCTATTTTTTCGCTTTTCATAAAATTTTTCCTACTAAAATCCAATCTATCCACAACTTTTACTGCATTTCCAATATGGTCAACAGCAACGAATCCTTCTGGATCTCTTACTTTTAGTTCTCCATCTACTTCTTCAAAACTATCAATTGCTTTGATATTTGATAATTTCTTATATAATATGTCTTTTATGGTGCCTAATTTAAGCCACAATGCATAAAAATTCATCATATTACTCTTATTAGTATTTAAGTAATTTAGCCCAATTTGTAGGGCATTTAAGCGACGCTGTCCGGCAGGTCCTTCTCTACCCGTCTTTAGTTGTGCTATTTTTTCTTCTGCTCTACGTGTATAATCAGCAACAAACTGATTGTAAAATTGTTCAGGATCTTGCTGTATAGAATTCTGTTTTATGTTGTTATTCATATTTGCCGCGATGTTAATTTTTAAATCATTACCGGCATCTGAACCATCTAAAAATTCAAATGCGTTTCCTATCGCACCTAAATGTTTTTGTGCATCAGCGATTGCATTTTCTACTGCTGTTGATTCTTGTGCAGTCATTGTTGCCATACCTGAAAAATCTTTTATATATGCATCGTCAAACCAAACATCAGATGTTTGATTTAGATCTGATAAATCAACTTTAAATGACGCTGACATTTTATCTAAACTTTCACCTTCGTATGATGTATGAAAAACAATACCAACTTTTGCATTTCGTATTTTTTTACCTATCTCTGAATCTGTCGGCACCGCGTAAGTAATTGTGTTTGGTTTAAATGTTATATATGATTTACCTTCAAATGATCTTTCTTGTAGATCACCTTGTGTAAACATTAAGTCGCCTTGCAGTACACCTTGAATATTTAATTTTGATAAGTGTTGTAGAGTGGTATTTAATTTATCACGTAATCCACTTTTGTCTTGATCATTTGCATCTGCATGGTTAGTTGCAATATCTTGTGATGACTTGTTTAATTTTGGACTTTTATTAAACACTCCTTTTGTTCCAATAAAAAATTTACCGTCACTGGGATCTTTACCACAAACAATTGCAGGTGACCCGTCCCACTTTGTGGTGATGTTAAATTTTTTAGGTGAATGCCCTTTTACTATTGTTGATAAATTTTTTAGAAAACGTACGGCTTCAACAGCACCTTTTTTACCTTTAAAAAGTGATAGGTCCTCAAGGTGAGTTAGATGTGTATTGATATCTTCGTTTAGATTAATTTCCGTTAGTTTCATTTTTGCTGTTTAACCTTCTGATGCCACGTTCAAATTTTGCAGGGTCTGAACTTTTAATGCTGTTGACTAATCTTCTAGATAACTCACCAGCAGTGTTTTCATCATATGATTCATACAGCATGTCAATTAAATTGAGAGCAGATGATATAACGTGACTTGCACGTGATTCTATTAGAGCCTCTCTACCACTTTGTGGTACCGATTGGCTAATTTCTTCCAGGATTGATCTAGTGTGTCGTTTCATTGTCATGAGCTCTTTAATTTCCTATACACTTATTTATACTTAAAAGAAGCCTATAAACACTCATACTATAGATCATCCTCTGTAGAGTACTGATGACGTTTGCTTTTTAATATACTACGCAAATTTGCTACTTGTTCTACTTTTTCAGCCACTTGTGCACCTTGATTTTCTGGTTTTTTAGGTGTTATTGTGCTGGTTCTTTTCTTTATACTTGTAGCCATGTTTGATGTTGTCATGTTGTCATCTTCAGCCATTTGTTCCTCTGTTAGATCTGTAATTCTTAAGGTATCTATATTAAATGCCAAGTTAATTTTAGTTCCAACACCACCACTTGATCTTGTCTTCATAAGTTGAATTAAATACCTACCACGTTCACGCATAGCTCTGCTTGTTTGAATACCAATAACATTATCTGCTGTTTGTATTTTTGATAAACCACCAGCAATATGTGAATGATCAAATTCATTTGATTCAACACTTGATCTATTTAACTGCGATGCTGTTGCTAATACAATCTGATGTTCAACTGCTAGATTACGCAATTCTTCAGATACATATTTGTCTTTGATAAACAAATCGCTAGGTGAAACTCTTTTTGAAATTGGCATCAATAGATCTAAATAGTCAACACAAATACAATCTGGTTTTGTACCAGTTTGTACTTCATATTCTTTTAAATAACTACGCAAGTCATTCACAGTTGCACCACTGCTCATATATTTTAATTGAAACTTACCAGACTTCTGTCCTTGCATCCTAACCATTAAATCAATATCATCAATTTTCTTAAATATTTCATTTGATGCAACACCAGTTGACATACTATCAACTCTCATAGAACTTAATTCTTCACTCAATTCAAAGGTAAAGTATATTACATTCATACCAACATTGGACCAGTTAAGTGCAATATTTTGTAAGAACAAACTCTTACCAGCACCAGATTGTCCTGCAAAAATATTCAACTCTCCTCTGTTAAATCCACCATAGAGTTTTTGATCTAATGCTGACCAACCTGTGCTTATTGTACCATTATTGTCTTTAAGTGATAACAATCTTGCTTTTGGGTCTATAAAATAATCTGTACCTAGATCTTTTGTAAGTCCAATTCTTACTGCATGTTTAATTTTATCTTCTACTTGACCATAATTACCATTCTCTAATAAATCTGCTGATTGTATGATTGCAAGTTCTAATGCTTTGTGTCTGCAAAAAGTTTCAAACTCATCAAAGAACCAATTTTTATGTCTTTCATCAATGTCAACCTTGTTAAGTTTAACACCACACGTTGCTTGTATTTGTTCTATAGTTGGTAATGCATTATACTGCTCAGAATGTTCTAACATAAATTTTGCTACACTAGACAACTTACGTGAAAAGTATTCTACTTTTACAATATTTTTTACTCGCACAAACAGTTCAGGATCTGTTGCACAGAATTCTAAAAACAGTCGTTGCAGGTCTTCGTTATAATCTTTTAGTTCATTCATTAATATATACTACACATTTTCTTTTTGTTTTTCAAGTCTTAAATATTTCCAACTATATGGAAATTCTTCATTGCAGAATTGATCAATTGAATCTGCTATTTCTCTTGTTTCTGCTTGAGTATCTTCAGCACATCTTAGTTCACATATTCTAGCGAATGCGTATAATGTACCACTCCAATACCATTCAGTGTACATATTTTGTGGCAATACCATTCTTGCTAATTCAGGAGCAATTCCTTTGGCCAGCATATCATTGTATGTTGTATTAGCATTTTTTATTGTATTAGCGATATCATATTCAATTGTTTCATTACTACTACCTTGTTTTTTATCTTCAGCTCGTAATCTCCAGTTTTTAGGCATATAATATTCTGGTTCATAATCAACATAACGTCTGCTAATCTCATTCCAACTTAAACCTACTTGGTGCTTTACCAACTGCCTAGCAACAAATATAGGTGCTTTAATCCTAAACTGTACACTACAATGTGCAAATGGTGACCAATGATTATGTTTTGCTAAAAATGAAATTAACTTTTCATCTGATGCTTCAAACACTTTTTTGTTTTTTCCAAAACTTACCCTTGCGGCATTTACCACAGTCAAGTCACTTCCCATTTTATCAATTAATTCTACTTCCATTATATTTCTACTCCAGCCCCAAATAATTTTAACATTTCTAATACAGTTCTGTTTTCATATACCATTTCAAATAATTCTGTTACTGTAACTTGTAACTCTACAATTTGATATGCTAGATAAAGATTTGATAAACCTAATACTAATAAAAAAATAATTAGTAATGTTTGGTTCATAAAATCCTTTAATAAGTTGAAACAATCTTATCTGCAATACCGTACTTAACTGCTTCTTTGGCACTTAACCAAACATCTTCAGCAGGTAATAGTATTTCTCTAATTTTCTTTTCGCTCAAACCAGTACACTTTTTATAATGATCTATCATCCTTGCTGTACTCAATTCAAACTCTTTTACTCTTGCAAATAGTTCGTGTTCTTTACCTACACTGCCCCAACTGTATTGATGTGATAGTATAGATGTGTTTGGTGTGATTACTCTGCGACCTTTTGTACCACTCATAAATGTTAATAGTCCACACGATGCAATCATACCAAGTCCTACTGTTTTCACAGGAATCGCTGACCCTTTCATTGTGTCTATCAATGCAAATGCTGAATGTACTTGTCCTCCTGGAGAATTAATTACTAATGTTAATTCTTTTGGTCTTGATGAATCTGGCAATAAATTTTTTTCGATTATTGCTTGTATCACCGGTTTAGTTGAATTACTATCAAAGCCGTCACTAAAATACATAATGC